GAATTTAGCACGTATTCAAGGTCAATCAGACGAGCAATTTAAAGAGAGTTTAAAGGCACAAGGTATTGATTTAGATAGTATGCTTAACCAAGTACTAAAGAATCAAGAGAAACAGAAACAAGCTATCTTTTCAGCCAACACAGAGATAATTGCATTAGAGAGAGAACACGCAAATAAATCTAATAAGATTAATAAAAAGTCGTCTGATGATAAGATTAAGAATAAAGAAAAAGAAACAGAACGATTAAGAGCGCAAGAGGAGAAAGCATTTAACGCATTTCTAAGAACTAAAGAGAAAACAGAAAAAGAGTTTTTAGATAGTCAATTAGAAGCAGAGCAAAGAGAAATAAACGCCGTAGATGATAAGTATTCTACATTAATAGATAAGGCAATTAATTATGGTGAAGATACAGCCATACTAGAAGAGGCACGAGAACAAGCGTTATTCGATATTAGACAAAAATATGTAGAGGAACAAAAGGCTAAAGATAAAGAGACTGAGGAAGAAGAAAAAGCAAGAGCAGAAGCAAAATTACAAAAGCAATTAGAGGACATTGATAGGGTTGCAGAACGTGCTAATGAGATAATAGGTATAGTAAGTAATATACAAACATTAGCAAACTCAGCGGAACTTAAACGAATAAAGGAAAAACAAAAGGCAGGGGAACAGTTAAGCCGTGCCGAAATGAAACGTTTAGTTAATGATGAGAAACAAAAAAGAGCTTTAGCAGTAGCAGAGATAGCAATACAAACAGCGGTAGGAATTGCCAAGGCTGTAACGGCTGGGGCAGGTTTACCATTCCCCGCAAATATACCCGCTATAATATCAGGAGTCTCAGCAGTTTTAGCAGGTGTAGCAAGTGCAACAAAAGTACTTAACGCACCATTACCTAGTTTTGATAGCCCAACCGCTGGAGATGTATCAGGAAGTTTAGGAGGTGACACAGCACAGAACGCCCCTAATATTAATTCTAATCAAAGCGGTAGTACTTTGTTAAACCCCGAACCTACACAGGTTTACGTAGTTGAGTCAGATATTACTAATTCCCAAAACGGGGTTAACGTAATTGTTGAGGAGGCTACTATTGGATAATTAAATAATTTTATTATATTTGTAACAATTGAATTGTTATCATTTTTTAATTATGTTTATTAAACCCTTGGATTAATTTCTAGGGGTTTACTTGTTTTAATACTAAAAAGTACAATTACTTAATAATTTTTACATTATTAGGTATGGAGGTAATTGAACTAACTTTAACAGAGGGAACGGAATTAGATTTTCAAATTGCATTGGTAGATAATCCAGCTATTGAATCTGATTTTATGGCGTTCAAAAAGAACCACCAATTCAAAGTAATTTCAGAAGACAAGAGAATAGTATCAGGTTTTGCTATGATGGCAGAAAAGCCTATCTATAGACGTGATGATGACGGTAGAGAATACCATGTTAAGTTTACTTCGGAATCTGTTAAGAATATAGCAGAGCAATTTTTCAAAAATAATTTATCTAATCAGACTAACGCAATGCACCAAACGGATAATTTCCTTGAGGGTGTTTACGTGTTTGAATCATTTTTAATAGATAAGGATAGAGGTATTAACATACCTAAAGGATATGATGAAGCACCTGAGGGCAGTTGGTTTATATCTATGAAAGTAGAAAACAACGAAGTTTGGCAAAGTGTAAAGGATGGAACTTTTAAAGGGTTCTCAGTAGAGGGTGTTTTTGACCAAGCAGAAGAAAAATATATTAGTGATTTAAAAGAATTTGTAAAAAGTTTATAAATAAAAACAAAGATGAAAGAAGAAAAAACAACACTTCAAAAGATGAAGGATTATTTCTCTAGCACTCCCGAATTAGAAAAACTGGATGTAGTAGAAAAAGAATCTAAATCGGAAGAGGTAAAAGATAAATTTGAGGAAGTTACTTTGGCAGATGGTGTTACGATTGTAAACATTGAGCCAGCTATTGAGCCAAACGCATCTATTACAGTAACTGCAGAAGATGGTACATTAGTACCTATGCCAGTTGGTGAGTATGAATTAGCGGACGGTAAGATTATAGTTGTAGAGGTTGAAGGTGTTATTATGGATGTGCAAACTCCAACAGGTGAAGAAGAGCCTGTAGAAGAAGAGGAAGAGTTAGCAAATGATAAGACCGCAGAAGCAGACCAAAAAGTACGCAAGGTAATTGAATCAATTGTAAAAGAATCTGTATTTAGTTTAAAGGAGGAATTAAGAGCCGAATTTAAAAAGAAATATGATTTCTTAATAGATAATGATGGCGAACTATTAAAGCAGTTTGTTGAGTTAAAGGATAATACAGGCTTAGCCTTAAAGGAAGTTTTTGAACAACCTACAAAAGAGCCTATTAAAAAGAAAAAGAATGTGTTTAAGAAAGAAGAAACAAACATATTTGTAAAACAAACTAAAAAATAAATTATGAGTTTTGACGTAACGGCATTAAGTGCCTATATTGAAGACCAAGACTTTCCATTGATTGCACAAGTACAAGCAACAGGAGGATTGGCAGAAGCAGTTAATATCCAAGCAGGTATTAAAGGAAGTTCACATTTACAATTCTTAGATTCTGATGTAGTATTCGGAGCTGATGGTTGTAGTAGAACACCAGCAGGAACAACAACATTTACACAAAGAACTATTACAGTAGGAGCTATTGCAATTAGTGAGGATTTATGTGTTAAAGATTTGATTGGGTATTGGACTCAAACAATGATGAAGCAAGGAGCTAATACAGAAGCGGAAGTGCCTGGAGAAATTGAAAGGCTTTGGTTAGATACTAAAATGAATAAGTTAAAGAATCAATTAACTATTTCAGATTTCCAAGGTGACACAGCGTCAGGTACAAATAACCTTTCATATTATGATGGTTTACTTAAGATTGTAGATGCTGATGTGTCTGTTATTGACGGTAACACAGGAGCTATTACAGTAGCAACTGGGATTACTACAGCAAACGTATTAACTATTTTAGATGATATGTGGTCAGCAATTCCTGATAATATCTCAGAGGAATCTGATTTATCTTTATGGATGCCTACAAGTGTTTACAAGAAATATGTAATCGCATTAAAGAACGCTAACTTATTTCACTTTAAAGGTGAAGACGGTATAGAGACTTTATACGGTACTGACTTAAGAATTAGGAAAACAGTTGGTTTGCCTGGAACTGCAGGAGTAGAAAGAATGTTAATCGCTAGAGATTCAAACATCACTATCGGTGTAGATGGAACAGGTGACGAGGATGCAGTTGACGTAAGAGTTAACCCAGCAACTAACAAATCTGTATTCTATGACGTAACATTTAAGAGAGGTGTACAATACGCTTTTGGAAATGAGATTGTAGAATTTACTTTAGTACCTTAATAGAGGTAAAATATAAACTTTAAGAGGGTGGTGGTAATAACTGCTACCCTTTTTTTAAATAATAAAAATTATGGCGTGTCCACTAACACAAGCATTTGCATTAGAATGTGACGACAGCGTAGGAGGAATCAAACAAGGTTCTATCTTAATTACGCAATTTGAAAACATAGACGCTCTTACAGTAGTAGCGGGAGAGGTTACAGTATTAACACAGGTAGCAGCAACAAACTTTTATACTTACGCAGTTAACAAAGAAATTGCAGATGTAGTATCTACTGAAAACTTTTCAGAGGAAAACGGTACTTTCTTTGTAGAGTCTGTAATGAATCTAATGTTAAGTAAATTAACAAAAGAGAAAAACACAGAGTTAAAATTATTAACATCTAAACCACTAGCAATTATCTATCAAGATATGGCAGGAACTTACCACATCATGGGAAGTACTGAGGGAGCTAGAAAGGTTGGAGGAACTAACCAAAGTGCAACAGGTAAAGCATTTGGAGACTTAAGTGGCTACACTTTAGGGTTCACATCTAAAGAAGCACATTACCCTCATACAGTTGATGCAACTGTAGTAGCAGGATTAACAGTAGTTTAATTTCGAGTAGGGTAGTTAATTCTGCCCTACTTTTATTATATTTGTATTATGATTAAAAAGAATTTAATAGGGGCGCATTTAATGGTTAAAGGTGTTTTTAATGGGGTGATTAAAGATGACCCTAAAAGTATTAAGCTTTACAAGAAATTAGGATTACCAATTTTCGAACCAAAGAAAAAAGATGCAACTAAAAAAGAATCAAGTAAATAGTGACATAGTTTTAACACTTAAAGAAAAGACAACTATTACAGACCCTGTATATTTGTTCGGATTTGAGAGTGACCAAACAAAGGTTAGTTATTACTGTATCTGTCAAGACTTAGCTACAACGGCTCAGAAAAAGAGGTACAATTTATTTGATATTACTGAGGGTATAAACGACCCTTTAAACAGTAAATTAATTTTAGGCTTACAGGGTAGGTATCATTTTTATATCTACGAACAAGCAACGGGTTCTACAAATTTAGACCCAACAGGATTAACAATAGTTGAGCGTGGTATTATGACTTTAAAAGGCGACCAAGTTTCTAACTATAAGTCTTACGAGACAGATGTAACATACAAAGTATATGAACAATAATATTTTTATTAAACAACAAGGCAAAGCCTTAGTAAAGTTTGAAGCACATAAACCACCTTTATTTGAGGATGTTAAAAATAGTGAGTTTGTACAGTATGGATACGTAGCAAGAGGTGATAAGGAAGCCAAGAAATGGAACAACCTTTATCCTGATTATTTACTATATTTATATAATAGAAGTGCCAAGAACAATTCTATAATCAATGCTAAGAATAAATATATAGTAGGTCAAGGATGGTCATTTAATAATACGGGGTTAACCTTTCAACAAAGAACAAATTTAAAAGCATTTTCAAGGAGTTTAGAAAAGTCTAAAATAACAAGGGACTTAAGTTTAGATAGAACTATTTTTGGGGGGTTTGCTTGTGAGATAATTACATCAAACGACTCCAGTAAGATAACGCCCTCACATATTGACTTTAGTAAAGTTAGGCAGTTTAAAATTACTACAGATAAAGAAGGGAATAAAAGTGATTTAAAGTATGGTTATACCTCTGATTGGTCAGTTAAGAACCCTGAGGATAATGAAGACTTTGAAACTTTATACCCTTTTACATGGGATGAAAACGACATAGATAGTAATAAAAGATACATAGTTTATTATAAAGACTATAGACCTGACTCGAAAGAATACCCGTTACCTGATTATATCGGGGCAGTTCCATACATTGAGTCAGATTACGAGATAAGTAATTTTGTTTTAAACAATGTTAAAAATGGATTTAGTGGTGGTTACTTAGTTCAATTTAATAATGGTACACCAACAGACGAAGACAAAGCAGATATAGACAGACGTTTTGATAATGCTTTCACAGGCACAGATAACGCAGGTAGTGTATTAAAATCATTTAACGAAGATAAGGAAAGTGGAATAGAGATAACCCCTCTAAACGCTAACGGACAAGATGACAGATATATTAATCTAAATAAACAAATTCAAGGAGAGATATTTACAGGTCATAACTTTAACCCTGCAATCTCAGGAATTACAGACGGCAACGGATTTAATAATAACGCTGGAGAGATTAGAGTAGCTAGCGAGATGTTTCAGAATACGTATGTAGATACAGAACAGGGCGTATTAGAGGACTTTTTTAACTCGGTTGCAGGTTATAATGGTTTGCCTGAGAAACTAACTATAATTAAACTAGAGGTTGTATCAGAACCTTTAAGTGAAGCTACTATAGTTCAAATTTCTACTATAGACGAATTAAGAGATAGAGCAGGTATGTCACCTAGCTTAGTTGAAAGTAATAAGGTTAGTGAAGCGTTAAGTACGTTATCTCCTTTAGTTGCGACTAAGATACTCGAAACAATGAGCGCAAAAGAGGTCAGAGATTTAATTGGGTTAAAGACTACAAGCGCAGGAGTTCAAACATCAGTACAGCTGTCAAGTCAAGAAATTGACACGGCTATTACAGAACATTTTAGTTCTTGTGGTATTAATGATGAAGACTATGATGTTATTGATTTTAGAGAGTTAAAAGCCTCTGATATGAATGACGCATTTTACCAAGGCGAGAAGTTTAAAAGAGAATACTTTATAAGCAAAGAGGAATCTTTAATTTTAGGCTTGTTAAATAAGGGTGAGACTCCTAGTGCAATATCAACAGCAACGGGTATAAGTCAAACAGATTTAGCTGAGTTCATTGATAACTTAGTTGAGCAAGGTTTAATTAATGAAGATGGGGAGTTAACACCTAAAGGCAAAACAGAGACAGAACAAAATGAGGTATTCGTAGTTTATAAATACGCTCTTAGAGGTGATGCCCCTAAATTAGAGGGTGGAAGTTCTAGACCTTTTTGCAGTAGTTTAATGAGACAATCTCAATTTAAGTCTTGGACTAGAGAAGATATAAACGCTTTAAATAATAATCAGGGGTTAGATGTATTTTCTTCAAGAGGTGGATTTTACAACAACCCAAAAACAGGAGTAACTACTCCATTTTGCAGGCACGTATGGCAACAAAGATTAGTAAGACTAAAGTAAGTAGTTATCAAAAGCTAAAAGGTAAAAAGGAGGATTTGGAATTTTTACTTTATATGATATTTACACAACCACAGTCTAAGACAACAAAAGATTTAAGGATGGTTTATAAACTTGAAAACAATATAGAATGAGAGCATTATTTATAAGTGAAAAATACGTTAAGGAGAATAGTGCTATAGATGAAAATACAGACTATAAAAAGATTCTCCCTACTATTTGGCAATGTCAAATACAATACTTACAAAACTTATTAGGTACTAAATTATATGAGGATTTAATTGCAAAGGTTTTAGCAGACACTATATTGGGTGACGATACTACTTTAATGGTTGATTATATTTCAGACGCTTTATTATATTGGGTTCAATACGAATTACAAATACCTTTATTATACGAATACAGAAATAAAAACGTATCAACAAACAGAAGCGACAACGCAACTCCAGTAAGTACAAAAGACTCATATAGAATCGAATATAGATTTAAAGCAAAGGCAGAGTTTTTTAGTAAAAGGTTATCAGACTATCTAGAGGCTAATAATACTTTGTACCCTACATATTGCACAGAGACAGAGTGTGATGAGGTTACACCGAAAGACGGTAAATATACAACTAACGTATTTATGTAATGGCAAGTTATAACGAAATAGTAAAAATATTAAGAGACTATTCAGATGCTAACTTTGTAATCAAATCATTTGGTAATGGTGAGATTTGGGAGTTAGTTGAAACGTTCGGACAGAATGATGCAGAATACCCTAAATTATGGGCAGAGGATATGCCTAACACAACCGCAACAGGTGAAGAGGTATTTAAATTTCGTGTTTATATGTTGGGACAAGTGGCAACACTTAAAGAGAAAACAGCGACAACATTAGGAGAAGATAACACAAACGAGGTTAAATCTAATATGCGACAAAACTGCTTAGATTTACTTAGTTACATATTACAACAAACTAACTACCCTGAGATAACAACAGACAAAAATGTAACCTTAACATCATTTACAGACAAGTCAAACGATAAGTTAACAGGCTGGTACTTTGATTTAAATATAAGGCAAGCATTTAGTTTTAGTGCGTGTATCATTCCTATGGATGGAATCGCACCACCACCCTCAGGAATTTGTGACGATGCTATAGTAAAGAACTCTGATAATAGTTACTCTGTAACTGTAGCGAGTGGAGGTACTTTAGTTTTACCCGACATTACACACACGCAAACGGATGGTAGTCCTGAGGTGTTACCAGCTCAAACCCCTTTAGTTTGTAACCCTCCAACGTGTGCGGATGGAACAGTAATAATTGAGGACGAAAATAACACCGTTTTACATACAGTACCCGTTGCAAGTGGTGGAATTGTTACGCAAGAGATAGCGGATTCAAACGTTGCAAACTCAGATTTTAGTTACGGAGCTTCAATATTTGCGGAGGGTAATTTAGTGTTACCTGATGAAACTTATAATATTTATGTTGATGGAGTATTAGAAAGCTCTACAACTTCACCAGTATTAAAGAATGAAACTATTAATATAATATGGCAATAACAATAAATATAGATAGTCAAAACGTAGTACAAACGACTGCAGAATGGGCGTTAGATTCTACTGTTTATTCAGATAAATTTGTGTTATGGGTTAGTGACGCTTTTTACGGAGCTACTGACCAAATGCAATTTAAAAAGGCAGACGGCGTACAAACATTTGCAAACTTGGACTTTATGCCTATCGGCGGTGGTGGCGGTGGTGATGCCGTCATGATTGAATACGTAAACATTAACGGTAACGCATTAGCAGACTTACAGGATTACTTTGTTAGTTCGGGCTCAACAATGGGTAATACTGTTAATTCATCTACACCCGAACCAATACCAACGGGAACAATAACAGAGGCTTATATCTCTACTTATAACGGCTCGACTTTTGGAAGTGCTGAGAATATTACATTAACCCTAGTTGATGAAACTGGAGCAAGTTTAGGGGTGATTGCTAACGATATAACATTTGACGCAAGAAATAGATTTTTTAAAAAGACTTTAAGTATTGCAGTAACAGAGGGCAGAACATTTATAAAAGTGGACGTGCCTACAATGGTTACTAACCCAGCAAGTGCAAAAATAATAATAAATCTAAAAATTGAACTATAACAAACAACCCTATGATAAAAAAGATAACATACAAATTGCAAGCCGAAGGAACAGATAACTCTTATGATTCTTGGTGGTTAATCTATGAAGACCCTTTGAGAGTCCCCGATTTAATCTATAAAGATACTACAATAGTTAAACCCGAAGCGATTAACACGGACTTAACTAATACTGATTTATCAGAATTAACGGAAGACCAAAGAATAGAAATAGTAGAAATACTAACGAAATAATATAATAATTAATATATTTGTAATATGAGCAGTAAAACAGTAATAATTAAGACAGCAATACCAAACCCACCAACAAAGAACTTATTAGATGAGTTCACGGTAGAGGTAACGGACGACACAGTAGCGCAAACATTTGAGATTGAATACATACCAGCATCTCAAGGAGGTCCATTGATGCGACCTAAAAACCCACCAGCGTAAAACAAAATTAAAAATCTTAACCCTATGAAACTAACTACAATTATAATACTTTTAATGGCAATGCTAAACTTAGTACCGCCTTTATTCGCACAAACAGAATACTTTGATAGTTCATATTATATTATATTATTTTTATTATTGTCTTTTGTAGGTATCTCTTTACCGTTTATAGTGGACGGGTTGCACAAGCAATTAAAAAGAATATCTATTTTATTGGGTAGTTGGTTTTTCGGGGGGTTAGTGATGGAGCTATTTAATTTAACAATTCCTTTGCAGGTTTTAAATAGTAATCAAAATAATATAATG